CTCCTTTTTAAACCGAAGCACCGCTTGGCAAATTTGGCCATGTTTTAAAGATTGGCACTTACGGTTATAGAGTTACACACAAGGAAGCTACGAAATTACTAGGCAAGGTGCAGGACAAACCTGTTATAAACTTAGCAAAATGCACTAAATTCCAAGTCCACACTTATGATGACCTAACGCAGATGATATAAAAAACAATGCCTAACCACCATATTGTCGACTGCGGGTCAAATAACAGCTTGAACCTTTCATCCAAAGATGGAAACTCTTGCCTTTATTAAGCTATTGCTTTCTCGCAAATGTCCAGGTATTACATGCAACCCTTTGTTAGCACGTCCGGCAAGTAGCATTTAAAAGATGCCCAATCTAATCTTTTCAAATCAGTTTAAAAAGGAGACTTTGAAGCCGCAGCCAAAGCAGTGCAAGCATTAACTGGTATACCTTTATAAACGATAAAATAAGACACCCTCACTGCAGGAGCCCCAATACAAACATTGGCGCAAACCGTGCTTTAGACCAGCAATGAGGAGGCTTACAATAGAATTAAAATATGGACCACTGAAACAGATTCAGGGTGTGCGATGGTAGGGAGCAGTGTAAGAACTAATCCGACTGTTAATATCGTTGTAGACCACGGCCACGCGTATGCAATAATGCATATAGACTTCATAAACATTCTAAGAAAATCAAACAGGCAATTTATTAACCCTGTAGACTGCGCGAACTAATGTTACAGCCCAGCTTCTCCTTACTACTCACCAAAAGCCGTAGAAGCTACCAAACTTTTTAACACTAACTCTGACTAAATGTTCGGCGCTACTAACGTAGCGATACCTGAGTTAAATGTCACAATAAGAAATGGTGAGGGCTAAGATGAGGAAGCAAGGTTAGCTAAGAGTTAACAAAACATTGACGTTCTGAACAAAGCAATTCAAGCTAGATATTTGCACCCCAACTACTCTCAAAAATCAGAAATGAGAGATGTGCTAGATTAGAATAACTAACTTAAAACCAGACAATTATACGCAGCATGCATTCCTTCCAATGTCAAATTGTTACCTAATAGAGACTTCACGATATCTAAGTTGAATAAAGACCAAATTGACAACTCTGTTAAACACACCCCAACCGTCGCGGCCGTGCAAGTTGGTCCAGTCTTCAAAAACGCAGACTATCACGTGTAATGTGGTTGTGCACTTGACTCGTTTGTTTCCACTTACTATAGAACTAGCAACCCACCCACATAGGTCAATTTCAAACAAATCAAAACATTTTCTAAATTTTGTAAACAATATGCTGCTAATTTGTTCCAAAATCAGATCCCTGCCATAGATTAAGATATAACTTAAATAGCAATCGCAGCACTTGAAAACATGAAAAAACTGAGCGCAAACAAAAGAAAACAAAGAATTAAGCAATTAACTACTGACTTGTTTTTAAACACCTACCCTAAGCAAGTAGAAAACTATTGTAAAATCTTTTGTAAGAAAGAGGTTTTATAAAGCACAGGGACTATAGGTAGAGCAATATCAGCTAGGAGCAATACACTAAGAGATTTGACGGAGACAGCCAATTATTACGTTCAGAAAACACTGTATGAGATACCAACTTTTGTTAAAGCTCTAGATCAATCACTTATAGCACAGCAAATACTGGACAACACCACTAAATCAAGATATGTCATTGAAGGAGATTTTTCTAGTTACGACAGTTCTCAACAAAGGTGGTGCGCCGAAATCGAAAACTACATTGTTAAACTAGCCTCCAAAGTCCAACCAATTATAGGTGTCCTATGGAATGCTATAGTGAATCAACCTATGAGGTTGAAGACCAAGGCTTTTGATATAATGTGTAGTTATGCTCGTGCCTCTGGCGAGAAATCGACATCCTGGGGCAATACGTACTTGACACACATGTTCGTGCAATTCGCTTTGGCTCTTTACTTAGCTGAAAATAGTAACAATAATAGTCTCGAACACTGGCTAAACGTAGCTATAAATGAAAGAGACCTCACACCTTACGTATCCGGTGGCAAGAACTCTAAGGATGAAGGTGATGATAATATCATACCTTGCAATGATTTAAAACTAACTGAATACCTTGATAAAGCCGCTTCGATGTTGGGTTTCAGTCTCACTTAAAACACCACATAAAATGATGGTCAAACATTCTGCAAGTTCACAGTAACAACTGATGTATCTGGTGAGTAACATGCCGTGAAAGATTTCCCATCTAGTTTCGTCAAACACGGTCTGTCCGTGAAGACCAATTACCAACCAGGATCAAATAAAGAAGCTATACTGACGTAAGGCAAGATGCTGTGCTTATTAAACCAATACCCAGCTATGCAAGGACTCAGAGAATACGTTAGACAAATTATAGATACTTACCCACCCAACAAACGTTACGTTAGCGCAGAGACCAGCAAAATCACACAATACAGTAACAGAATTAGCAAAGTTCTGGAATACACTAATATGATTGTCTAAAATAATACAATAAGCATAGACAGAGGAGATAAGTGGGTAGCTGCAACAACTATGTCAGATGATTTAAAGTGCTATGATGAGGAAGTGGCAAAAATAGCTAAGCAAGTGTAATTGCTAAATTCTAAAGACCCTTACAATCCTGCAAACAGACTATTATTGTTAAACCCAGGTGATTACCCAAATCTTGCCCAGGGCATAAAAATCACTTCTAAACAACCAAGAATCAGACGTGACTGGTGCAATTACAATAGAGTCATTACTACCTCATTGATTTCAGGGCAGAGCTAAGATGATGTGATCGATTATACCGCTACTGATGATACATTAGCGGCAGTGATATTAATAATAATAAGAGCAATCATGGCAGCAAGACCTTCAGTGAAGCTTTAGGAAGCTTTTGATAAATTCAAATAAGACGTCTCCAAAGTAGATGGAGAATATATACAAGTGATAGATTTACATGACATGGCTACGGACAAAATGATCAAAGCACCAGCATTAGTCTATGTTAACAAGGATGAACAAAATTGGGTTGCTTAGAACTTAGGAAATCTAGCGCAATATGGTATAATATCAGCAATTTCAGCCGATCTTTACAAAGCATTAGCTAAAGGAAACAGATAGAAAGCCAGAAATGACCTGAAAAATATGACAGCCCACAACCAGAAACTTGGTGTCAACTACTCATCAGCCAACGGTGAGTTTAAAACACAATACAACCCTTTGTTTGAAAAATCGGCGTACAAGAAATTCATCTAATCAGCGGTAACCAATTTAAACAAAAATAAATGGAAAGATTACAGGGTCCACCTTGAAAAAGTTGCCAGCCTTTTCACAATAGGCGACAAAGAAAGAGACCTAAAACAAACCGGGGCTGTAATGTAAATGCCAAAAGACACTTACGACTACGCTAGAGTCATCGCAGGTTTGGAAAGAGAACTTGACCAGCAGAGAAATGTTGTTGGTAGGCTCGAAGAAGAACAGCACGAGCTCATGGATGAGCTACAAAACTACTAAGGCCAAGTCCACTTGTCACCGGATCAAATGCAGGTGTACCCTCAACTATTACGTCAAAACCTAAGAAGGGTTTTAGAACAACTTACTGACGATAATGATAGAAAATATTACAAATCATTGCTTGACCCTTTTCACCCTAGTGTTACAGGTGTTCGAGTACCAAGATAGGTCCCCAAGGAGTTAGTAAGCTATTGTGAAGAACGCATAATAGATGTTCAATCAACATAGTTCTTTGCGTTGTACAACCACATGATTCAAGCAGGATCAGATTTTTATTTAACTACAAATTAAGTATTATGCTCTGAACTCATGAATTCAATACCTGCTTACCAAGCATCTTGTTAGGTTTATGCTAGAGCTGAGCTGTTCAATATAAACTACATACCGGTCACTAACGACACACTAACGGTTTTCAGAAGCAAATGGCAGACTTCATCAGGATCCATAAACAGCTTGTTCACGAAATCAGCAGTCGTTTCTAGTGGCTTAAGAGTCATGAAAACGTCAATAGCCCAAGCCGAGTCGGGGGTACTTGACGTCTTGTATGGTCAAGAGGGAGTACCTTCTGATGAAGTTACAGCTTTAGCTAAAAATATAGGCAAGTCATAGCAAGACAGACAGAGGTTTTACTTAGCTCAAGCAGAAGCTGGAAACCTTAGAGGTCGCACGGGCCATATAGTTTAGAATAACTTCAGGCCAAACGCAGAGTATTGCTTTGACTTAACAGACACATCAGGTAATTAATCTAACAACCCAGCCTTCTTTGACATCAGTGGCTGGCAGGACGCATTATGGGTTGTTTATTAGCAACTACCTTCAGCCACCTACATTATTGCACCTTTCAGTTAACTTCAGAATGAAATACTTGTTAACTCAATTATCAAAGGTATTGCATTGGGTAGTTTGCAATAAGACTAGACACTGTTATTAAATGCAAACCAAATAACAGCAGGTATGCAATTTTCTATAGAAGTCATAAAACATTATGAAGGTTTGGCAAACTAACAGTCGTTAGGTTTCGCGTCTTACTAACAACCTTCGCCCTCGAAGTTCCGATCTCCATTGGAGTACCTTAACAATATGGACGTTGAACTCATTTTTGGTGGATACTAATCTAGGAGAGATGGCATTCTCAGTTAATTACTCAGCGGAGAGAGAGTCGGTGGGATCTGGTCTGAAACTTTCTTTCCTAGGATAAAAGACATGATTAGATACGGAGCTGACTATTTGGGACAAGACAACAAACTAGCTGACACAACAGACGCCGCTGTTGATGTTGCCGTCACGACGCTTGCAGCAATGTACCCTGCGTTAGCACCTTATTTATCGGTCATGAGTAAGTAGGCAAAACCTGTTGTTAGAAAACAAATTGAACATCAGATAAATAATGTCAAAAACTGGGCCGCTAGGGGAATAATGAATGACGCCGAAAGCTGTAGTGATTATTATGGTTACGAAGACAAAGTCATTACAAGCAAGAAAAGCAAAGTGCTCGCCAACAGAACTCTGCAGAGACCATAACTTAGCAATTTTGAAAGTCATTAATCCAGGCTTTTGGATCTCGACGAAGACTTTGAGGATGATTACTTAGCAGAGACAGAAAGTAAGATGACCAAGCAAGAAGACGAATTCTGAGCAACAACAAAATTCTTCTCACATTAGTGAGGAATGCCCGAACCTGGATGCCTTTTCACCTGAGCAACATCAGGCTGACAAGATGATCACTAGCTGATATTCATCAGCTCTACCGTCTATTTGACGAAGATGACCGTGCATTCACACGGATTCCCTACTATTAAGTAGGGTAGGCCCAGCTTCGGCTGGGCCGGGGGGTGGTTTCCCTTTAACAAAACTGCCAGCGGGGGATATCG